GGACTACTCGACCTGGGACGTCAAGCCCAGGGAAAACTTCAGCGGCAAGACCTTCCAGATCGCAGTGGGGAGCGAGACGGTGCGGTCCAAGATCGACCCGACGCCAGAAGACGTCGTGTGGTACAAGGACGCCAGCCTCCGCATCATCGACGTCCCCGAAGAGTACAGGCCCGACTTCGAGTCTGACCTGGAGGGAGCGCTCCGCGACATCGCCGGCTTCGCGACCGAGAGCGTCAGCCTCTTCATCCACCGCAGAGAGAAGATCGTCGAGGCTATCGACGAGAGCTTGGCGAGCCCTCTGGACGTCGAGGAGTGGATGAGCGGCGAGCCACTGGAGTTCTGGTGGGAGAGGGTGGCGGTCCCCTTCCGGCGTTCCATCCCTGGTGGCTTCTTCGAGGAGGCGTGGAGGCCCATCAGGCACCCGTCCGCTGCGCGCTACGTTCACATCGACCCATCGCTCACCGGGGACTGCGCCGGGCTCGTCATCGCCCACATCGCTGGCTACACGGAGGTGGTCAGGAGGGACGCCCACGGGGAGTCCTTCACCGAGGTGGCACCCCTCATCGAGACCGACCTCATGCTCCGCATCATCCCGCCTCCAGGCGATGAAATCTTCCTGGGGGACATCAGGGGCATCATCTACGAGTTCCAGGCCCACGGGTTCTTGATCAGCTACGCCTCGATGGACAGCTACCAGAGCGCCGACACCAGGCAGCAGTTCCGGCTTCGTGGCATCGAGGCCGAGGTGCTCTCCGTTGACAAGACGACCGTCCCCTACGACGCGATGAAGACGGCCCTGTACGAGAACAGGCTGCGGCTCCAGGACAACGTGCTCATCCAGAAGGAGCTTCGAGCGCTTCAGCGGGTCCAGAGCACGAAGGGAGTCATCCCGAAGTTCATGGTCGACCACCCGCCGAGGGGGACGAAGGACGTCTCTGATGGGCTGGCCGGCGTGGTCCACGGCTTGATGACCAGGCAGCCAGGGATGCCCATCGCACCGATGGTTTCCGAGCGGCACTCATCGCGCGAGGTCCGCGATGACTCCTGGGTGACCGGGGGCAAGGTGATGGTCCCACCTTCGGCTGGCGTCAGGGGCACCAAGCAGGGTATGGTGGGGCAGCGAGTGTCGGCCAAGGACATGCCGATGCCGTTCACGAGGGGATAGAGTGGCAACACCTTTCGCACCCAGACACCTCTGGGAGGGCTTCACTGCCAACGTCGGCAGCGCCCTGAGATCCTTCTTCGCCAGGACGCCCCAACGGCAGGTCATCGAGCTTCAGCGTGGTGGGACGCCCGCCGTTTCCATGGCTGGGCTACCCTACAACCTGGTCACGCAGTTCGGCTACGACGCGCTCGCCAACTACCTCCGTATCGATCAAGACCTCCAGCAGCGCTACACCGACTACGAGGAGATGGACGAGTACCCCGAGATCAGCGTGGGGCTCGACATCTACGCCGACGACTCGACCAGCCCCAACCTCGACCGCGAGCAGGCAATCTGGGCAGTGAGCGAGGACAAGGCCACCGCCGACGAGCTGAACAACATGCTCCATCGTCAGCTCCTCATCGAGGAGGACATCTGGGGCGTGGTCAGGACGCTCTGCAAGTACGGGAATGTCTTCGGCGAGGCGCTGGTCACTCAGGACGGCCTGGTCGGCATCAACTACTTGCCGCCGCCAACCGTCAGGCGCGTGCAGGGGCCGAGAGGGGAGCTGATCGGCTTCATCCAGGACATCCGGGGTGAGTTCAACATCAGCCTGGAGGACTTCTACACGCTAGCGGCGCAGCAGCAGGCGTATCGTGACGGGAAGGAATCCAACAGGATTCCATCTGCGATGGGTCGGCAGCCTGGAGAGCTGACCGTCTTCGAGGACTGGGAGCTGATCCACTGGCGTCTCCGTGGCAAGCACCTGCGTTCCGTTTACGGTCACGCCGTCGTCGACCCAGCGCGATGGGTGTGGAAGCGGCTGGCGCTCCTCGAAGACGCCCTGCTCATCTACAAGCTCGAACGAGCCCCGGCCCGCTACGCCTTCTACATCGACGTCGGCGAGCTGGACGCCGAGCGTGGCCTGGCGTTCGTCAACAAGGTCAAGAACAGCTTCACCCGCCAGAAGTTCGTCAACCCCAACACCGGCAAGCTGGACATGCGGTTCAACCCGCTGGCCATGGACGAGGACTTCTTCGTCCCGGTGCGGGCGGGCAAGAGGACCACGGAGATCGACGTCATCAGCGGCCCCGACTACTCCGAGACCGAAACGCTGGAGTACCACCGGGACAAGCTGGTCAGCTCCATCAAGATCCCCAAGGTCTACATGGGCTACGGGGGCGAGAGCACGCGCAACGCCTTGTCCAGCGAGGACATCCGGTTCGCCCGCACGGTGATGAGAATCCAGCGCGTGACGCGGAGCGGCTACCGCCAGGCGGCTCGCATTCACCTCATTGCGAAGGGGATGGACAGCCGAGCCGACTACGACATCAGGATGAACGTCCCGTCCCAGATCCTTGAGCTGGCCCGCGTGGAGGTCATGAGCGCGACCGCTGACCTCGCCCAGCGCATGAAGGAGGACGTCGGTACGAAGTGGGTCCTGATGCACCTCTACAAGTTCTCCGAGGACGAAGCCGTCGCCGTGATGAAGGAGCGCAGCCAGGAGGAGATAGACAAGGGCGCGCGGGACGCCCAGATCGCGAAGATGGGGGCGGCCGAGGCCCTCACTCCTGGCGAGCGCAACAGGATGCTCCAGAGCGACCTCGACGTGAGGCTCTCCCAGCTCATCACGGCCGTCGCCAAGAATGACTGGAGGCGAGGCTTCGAGGGGCCTCGTCAGGCCGAGCGACGGGCCGAGGAGAAGCTGTCTCGCGTGCTCAGGGAAAGCAGGGACACGACACGCCGTCTGAAGGAGCTTGGCGGGCTCATGATGGAGATTCGTGGAGCACTCCGCTCTTCCACCTCGCCCCTCATGTGATAGGATGCCTCTGGTGACCGGGAAGAGTGGCTTGACAGCGGCGTAATCATGGCCGTAGGTTAGCTGCGTAACAACCCGCACCAACGGGCGACATGACACGAAAACTGGTTGACGGCGAGTACCTCTCCAAGCTCATCGCGGGCTCCTTCGAGGAGTCCATCCGTCGAGCAGACGAGATGGTCGAGCGCCATGCCGAGCTGTTCGGAGGCGGTGACGGGGTCCAGCTTCAGTCCTGGACGTTCCCCACCCACGTCATCGTCGCCAACTCGGATGGCGAGTTCTTCCGCGCCTCCCTGGGTGTCTCCGAGGACACCGGGGAGCCCCAGTTCGAGCAGGTGGAGCGGGTCAACGTCCCTGTCCGGGAAGCTCGCACCATGGCTCGCGAGGCCCGTGAGACGGCGAACCACGCTGTCGATGCCATCCTGAACGGCGACAAGAACAAGGCCCTGGGGGCGGTCTCGGAGCTGTACAACCTCGTTCAGGGCGGCGTCAGGCTCACGGCGGAGGCCGTCGAGAACGACCTCATCGCGATGGGGGCAACGGAGACCGAGTGGCTCAGGGCCGTGCGGACCAACGAGAAGGCCATGCGGACCTTCGTCGGGGCCGATGCCAACAAGCCCACGCCGCAGCCTCGCTTCGAGAACATCCAGGAGCACACGACAGACGACCAGGGGCGCCTTCGCAAGATCGTCACCAGCTCGTTGGTCACTCTGAAGGAGCGCCTCGCCGAGATGTGCAACTCGTTGGCTCTTGCCCGCGAGGTGACGGAGGCCCACGTCCTTCGGTCGGGGACCGGGGACCCTGCGCTGTCCGCGATGGACTACGTGGAGTTCGTGGGGGCGTTCGACGCCGACCTCTGCCAGACCAAGGGCATCATCGAAGACGCCATGATGGTGTCCGAGGATGGAGATCTGTCCAGCCTGGCTCGCATCCACGATGGTGTGGCGTCCAAGATGTACGAGATGGCACTGGCGGCGGCCTTCTGCGAGAAGCTGGCCCGCCGGTTCGACGCCCCGGCGGCATAGGAGGTCCAGCATGAGCGCCTTCAGGCATGTCCACAACGTCCACGTTCGGCCCCTCGAAGAGGAGCTGGCCGAGATGGGGCTCAACCCAGGCAGGGTTCTCTCCGAGATCGACCGTAACACGGCGATGCTCGAAGGTGGCCCGACCCCCTTGGACCTCGCCGGTCTTCACGAGGGCTCCGACGACGTTCCCCGGTCTCTCGCCCAGTACGGCTCAACGCTCCTCGACGAGAAGCGCAAGAGCGGCAAGGGCTCTTGCAAGGGCGGCAAGGGGGACGACGAGGACGACGACGACGAGGACGACGACGACGACGACAAGAAGGACGACGACGAGGACGAGGACGAGAACGGCAACGGCAACGGCAAGCGCAAGCGCGAGCGCAAGCGCGACGGGTCCTGCAAGTCCAATGGCGACGGGGAAGACTCCGAGGGGATGGGCGAGTCCGTGAGCATGGAGTACATCCTCCCCGAGAAGCGGAGGTCGTGGAGCCCGAAGCCCGGGGACAACGCCGTCTACGTCCTCAGCGGGAAGAACGGGGAGCATGAGGCCGACATCGAGGACATCAGCCGAGCCGATGCGAAGCTCGTGTTCGAGAACCCCATGGAGTTCTTCTCCCAGTTCGGCCGCAGCTTCGCTCATTCTGGGAAGAAGTGGGTCGAGTGGCAGTCGCCAGGCAAGGTCGTGAAGGCCAAGGTGTGGGACACGGGCCGGGACCCCTGGGCCGGGGCGAGCGAGATGGGACACGTCAGGGCGGCGATGGCGTCCAACGACTTCGACGGGAAGGACCCCATCGAAGAGGACATGGACCTCGCTCGCGTGCGCCGGCTCCTGGGCGTGGCGGAGGGCGAGAAGGTCTCCGTGGCCAAGCTGAACACCGCCATCGAGAAGCTGAAGGCCGTCGAGGACAAGGGCGACGAGCAGAAGAGCCTGCTGTCGGCCCTGGTCCTCGCCAAGCGGCTCAAGAGCGGTGTCGGCGAGGCGATCTCCGGGGAGGTCGTCATCGAGACCGATCTGGAGGAGGCGAAGGCCACCAAGACCCCGTTGAAGGGCAAGAAGTTCGCCATGGGTCCTGGTGCTCATCGGCTGACCTATCCGAGCGGAAAGTACGTCGATTACATCGGTGACGACTGGAAGCTCTGGATCGCTTTCGACAAGGGTGGAAAGCAGATTGGGCCAGCCAGGAGCCAGGCCGACGCTGAGAAGCTGATCGGTGAGGACACCATCGGTGAGGACACCATCTCCGACGCGCTCTACCTCATCAACGAGGGCTGGGAGCTGACCGAGGTCTTCCAGATCGTCAAGAAGGCGCGCGGAGCGGCGGCCCGCCTTGCCAAGCGTCTGCGCCATCGCATGTACCTCATGCACCGTGGCGCGAAGAAGCTCGCGGCCAAGATCTTCCGCAAGAGGTTCAAGCGGAAGATCAAGAAGATCCAGAAGCGGAAGGAGGCCAAGTTCGGCAAGACCGGGCTGTCTCGCCTCCATCAGATGGGGCGTCGCGTCGTCATGCGGCAGCCAGGCGCCGCGAAGAAGGAGTGGTCCGAGGCCCTCTCCGACATCGCCGAGGAGATGGAGCGCGACACGGCTCCACTCCACGAGGATGTCGGCGTCATCGAGGAGGCCGAGGAGCCCTTCAGCATCGCCGTCGAGGTCACGCTCAACGCGGCCACGACCGCCATGTACCTGGGTGAGGTCTTCGACGCCATGGGCGACGAGGCCGGCAAGGTGCTCTTCCAGCTCTCCGACAAGGCCGTGGACCTCGCCGAGGCCATCGGGGCCAACGGTGGTGAGCCCACCGAGGAGCAGGAGCAGCACATCCAGACCGTGCTGGAGGCCGTCATCCGGGCTCTGAAGGAGCACGAGGATGCGGGCTCGCCTTCCCTGGGCGAGGCCATCGGCATGGCCATGGTCGCCGAGGGCAAGGGGACGTGGGAGGAGCTGGTCGAGTACGTGCCCCCGAGCCCGGCAGAGCTTCAGGCGAGGATCGCCGGCAAGGGTCCCGTGCAGCACGGCTGGCAGTTCCCGACCGGGGGGACCGCCTCGCCCGACCCGACCATCGCCGGCAAGTACCTAAAGGCCATCAACATGGCCATGCAGAAGATGGACCCCCAGGCCGCCATCAAGGCCACCGAGGTGGTCGTCAAGAAGCACAAGGTGATGGACAGCAAGGGGCTGCCGGTCCACCGCGTCGACAACATGACCGACGTGCTGCGGGTGATGTTCTACCTCTCGCAGATCACCGGGCTGAAGGCGCCGGCCTGGATGTACCGGGGCAAGCAGAAGCCCTGGTTCGTGACCTCTGACGAGGCCGAGGACCAGACCGGCAAGGCGAAGGCCACCGACAAGGAGCTGGCGACAGCTCTGAAGGCGCTGGGAGCCCCGGCTGGCGTCCTTGCGGCTCTGGCGGCAGCGTGAGATGGGTTCCCCTCGAATGGCTGTTCGAGGCACCGCGAAAGCGGCGGACAGCCTATCGTAGTGGGCGCAGAGAGCTTTTAGGAGTGGAGACGCGGCGAAATATCATTGGCTTCGAGAAGCCTGGTGAGCGTAAGATAGCTCCCGAGCGGAAGCGGCCAGAGAAGTTCCAGCCCATCCTGAACAGGACAGGGCTGAGGGCGAAGACGGCGAAGTCGAGGGTCTGGTAATGGCACAAATTCTCATCGACTCCATGCCCCTGGAGTTCACCCTGGCGGAGTCCAAGGACAAGCCCGGGAAGTACATCGCCAGAGGGCAGTTCGCCAGGTCCGACAAGCCCACCGAGAACAAGCGGCTCTACGGCGCCCATCTGTGGGAGCGAGAGATCGGTCGCCTGTCCGATTCCATGAGGGGTCGGATGGTGTTCGGTGAGCTGGATCATCCGGCCGATGGTCGAACGAAGCTCACGAGGGTGAGCCACCTCCTCACGAACCTCCATCTGGAGGGGCCGGAAGTCGTCGGAGAAGCCGAGATCCTGGACACCCCCAACGGGCGCATCCTGAAGGCCATCCTGGACGCGAACGGGAAGGTGGGGGTCTCCAGCCGTGGCTTCGGGACAACGAAGCCCATCGCGAACGGGGTGCAGGAGGTCCAGGAGGACTTCGTGCTGCACACCTTCGACTTCGTGGCCGACCCAGCGATGAAGACAGCGTATCCCGAGGTGTTCCACGAGGAGACGCAGAAGATACCGGAGGACGGCATGGAATTGACCCTGGAAGACCTCAAGAGGGACTACCCAGGGCTCGTGGAGGCGCTGTCGGGCGAGGCCAAGAAGGCCGCCCTGACGGAGGCCGGCGAGGCCCACGGGCGCTCCCTCTCCGAGGCGGTGGCAGAGGCGGAGGAGCGCACCGAGAGGCGGCTGCGGGAGCTGTTCTCCGGTGAGCTTCGGCGAACGGTCGAGGGCATCGAGGAAGCCGCTCGCGAGAGGGCCACCAGCGAGGCCCTGAGCGACCCCGAGGTGGCCCAGGCCAAGGTGACCCTGGAGCAGATCGCGCGGATCATCGCTCCCTTCGGCGTCCCCGTGGACCAGCAGATGGCCCTGGACGTCAAGGACGAGGAGATCGCGAAGCTCAAGGGCCAGCTCGCCGAGCGTGAGCTGGAGGTGCAGGCAGCGCGGAAGCAGGCCGAGGAGTACAAGGCCGTCGCGACCGAGGCCGCCTACCAGCTCCACCTCGAACGCCTCGTCGCCGAGGAAGAGGGTCGCGACACGATCATCACCCTCGTCGGGGACATCTCGCAGTACGGCTCAACCACCGAGATCGAGGCCAAGGTCGAGGCCGTCAAGAACGAGCTGACCAAGGCCAGGGTGCAGGAGCAGGAGAAGGCGGAGGAGAAGGACGCCGAGGTCCAGGCGAAGCTCGAAGAGCTGGACGCCCGAATCCAGGCGGCCGAGGAGAAGGCCCAGGCGGCCGAGACCGAGAAGGCGAAGGCGAACGAGCGCACCCGCAAGGCGCTTCAGGTGGCCGAGGAGATGCAGCTCGCGCTCCACGTCGAGCAGCGACTCCGCGACCACAAGGGTGGTGCAGACCTGCGGAAGCTTTGCGAGAGCGCGATCTCCGTGGAGGAGGTCGAGAGCATCATCGCGGGCTACGACGAGCGGCACCCGGCGCCTCCTCGCATCGACGAGGACCAGGCCCAGCGGATCAGGAACCGCGTGGCCCGTGGCACGGAGCGCGACATCAACGAGGACACTCATGGCAAGCCCAAGGGCAAGGGGAATGGCGCCAAAGAGAGCGCCAACGATCCTCTCGCGTCTCTGGGTCTGACTGAGGAGCAGTTCGATGAGTTCGCTGGGACAAAGGGTCTCGGCAACGGCAACTAGGGGCCTCCTGGGGCCGATTTGAGGAGGGAGTCATGGAAGCTCGAAACATGCTCAGTGAGGCCGGTGCCAGGAGCATCAAGGATGAGTCCTACACCGCCCAGCTCGCGTCCAAGTGGGGTAAGTACCTCAAGGGCGTCAACGAGGAGCACACTCGCAAGTGCATGGCGATGCTCTTCGAGAACCAGTTCGGCGACATGCGCCGACAGCTCTCGGAGGACACGCTGGCGGTCAACGCCGGGGAGTACACGAAGTACATCTTCCCGGTGCTCAGGAGGGTCTTCCCTAACCTGATCGCCAACGAGATCGTCAGCATCCAGCCGATGACCGCCCCGGTCGGAGCCGTCTTCTACTTCGAGTACAAGTACGGCAAGTCCAAGGGCAACACGGCGGCGGGCACCAACCTGCTCCAGGGCTTCGACGAGAACTACTCGGCGGAGCTGGTGCAGTGGGAGCAGCTCTTCGGGCCGATCACGGTCGCGGCCGAGTGGTCGGGCGCGTCGCCCGGCTCGGTCATCCTCGCCTACAGCCCGGTGCGTCCGCTCGACGCGGCGCTCGGCATCCGGCTGGTGGTCGAGGAGTACAACCCGGCGACCCAGACGGTGGTCCAGCAGAAGATCGACAACGGCGTCGGCGGCTTCACGGGCGGCGGCACGGGCGTGATCAACTACGCCAACGGCCAGATCACCAACTTCACCTTCGCGCTCGCCACCACGGCCGCGAACATCGTCCGGGCGTCGTACCAGTACGACTCCGAGGCCAACCGCCTGGTCCCCGACGTCTTCATCGACATCGGCCTCCAGGAGATCCGGGCCACCACGCGCAAGCTGAAGGCTCGCTGGTCCTCCGAGGCCGCCGACGACCTCCGCGCCTTCCACGGCGTGGACGCCGAGACCGAGCTGGTCAGCGGCGTCTCCCAGGAGATCAGCCTGGAGCTGGACCGGGGCATCCTGGAGGAGCTGTTCCAGGCGAGCGCGGGCATCGTGCGGTCCTTCGACTTCACCGTCCCGGCGGGCCTCGACGAGATCTCGCACATCCGGGCCGTCATGACCCAGATGAGCAACGTCTCGTTCCAGATCCACAAGCAGAGCCGCCGCGCCCCGGCCAACTGGGGCGTGACCTCCCCCGAGGTGTCGGCGAAGATCATCCAGCTCCAGACCCACATGGACTACCGGGCGCCCTGGGTCACCGACCCGACCTCGCCCGCCGGTCCCTACGACGGCACGATGGTCCCGCCGTCCTACGGCCCGATCACGAGCCACTTCGGCATCCTCCGCCTCGGCCCCCTGTCGAACAAGTGGATGATGTACCAGGACCCGTTCTTCAGGACCAACTACATCCTGTTGGGCCTGCGGGGCCAGAGCTACCTGGACGCCGGGTTCGTCTTCGCGCCCTACGTCCCGCTCCAGCTCACCCCGACGTTCCTGGACCCCGAGGACCAGACCTACCGCAAGGGGCTGCGGACGCGCTACGCGACCAAGCTCCTGCGGAGCGAGTGGTACGGCCGGGT